AGCTCACCGGGTGATGTGTGGTTGTGCGGAGCTCACCGGGTGATGTGTGGTAACTCAACATCTGCTGAACAGCTCGGCACGCTCATGGACGGCAGTATCGCCGACCTCGTGTTCACCGACCCGCCATATGGTAATAACCTCGGTTACGGACGCGGCCAGCTCGGCGAGCGCCACATCATGGGCGACGAGGATTGCTCCGTGCTTCAGGGGTTCGTCGGCCCAGCGGCTTCTCATCTTCGCAATAACGCGCACTTCCTAGCATTCACGCAGTGGCGCACGTTCAGCCCGCTGGAGAAAGCATTTATCGATGCCGGCCTGAAACTCCGCACCGTGGTGGTTTGGGATAAGAAAAACGCAGGCCTATCCGGTGGTGGTTTCGCCGAACAACACGAGCTGCTGTTTATCGGTATAAAGGGCAAAGCAAAACAGAATCACTACAGCGGCAACGTTTGGACGGTTTCGCGCGAGAACAAAAACCGCGTCGATTCTCCGCATCCTCACCAGAAGCCGATCGAGCTGCTCGAACAAGGAATTCGGATGTGCCTTACCGGTGACGTGGTGCTGGATTGCTTCGGCGGCTCAGGCTCCACGCTCATCGCATGCGAAAATCTGGGGCACAAAGCGCACCTGATGGAACTCGACCCGAAATACGTCGACGTAATCGTGAAGCGCTGGCAGGCGTTCACCGGGCAACAAGCGCGGCTTGAATCAACGGGAGAAACATTCGCTGAGCGGAAGGCTGCATGAACGTGATCGAACTGAAATATCATCCCAAGGATGAGCCCATACCGCACGGATGGGTGTTGTCATCCACGCTGCCCTGCCATCATGGAAACTACAGCGTCCTCATCAAGCGTGAAGCCAAGGAGCGCGCAGCATGAGCGACGAAGGCAAACAGGCTTCAATCGCCGCGCTTGAGCGTAGCCGCGCCGCTACACAATTCGGCGGTGAGCGGGGAAACATCCCGAACCACTTGCCCGGCGGTGCCGGCATGAAGCGAAACAGCGTGCGCCATGCCCTGCGCTATCTCGCCGGCGTGCCGATCGACGTGAAGAACGGCGGCAAGATCGTGTTGCCTGAGCAGCCCACGCCATCCCAGCTCATCGCCGCAAACGCTCTCACCAAGGCCACCAAGGGCGATATGCGTGCGGTGGAGTATGTGACGGAGCAGATCGACGGCAAGCTCATTCAGGGCAACGTCAACGCGGAGTTCGACCCGAGCAAAATGAGTGAGGAGCAACTCGATGAAGCTATCCGACAATTACAGCAGGCACTCAGCGAAGGGGATGCTGACGGAGCTGATGCTCGAGGCGGTGAAGCGCAAGCAGCTGAATCAGGAGCGCAGCAAGCAACTCCAGCAGCAGCAGGTGGCGAAGCTCAGTAAGGTCTGGGATAGGCCGAAGCTTTACCCCAAGCAGGAAACGGCCATCTTCTGCAGCGAGCGTTACGGCCTTTGCGAAGCGTCAACGAAAGCCGGCAAGACCCACGGCTGCATCATCTGGCTCGCGGAGCAGGCCTTCAAGTGCTCGGCCGGCCAGAGCGTGTGGTGGGTCGCGCCCGTCAGCATCCAAGCGAAGATCGCCTTCCGCCGCATGAAGCGCCTGCTCACCGAGCAGCTGGGCGCGGAATCATTTACGGCCACCCAAAACCCCATGACGATCCGCCTCACCGAGAACAACGCGCTGATCGAGTTCAAGTCGGCCGAGAAGCCCGACAACCTCTACGGCGACGACGTTTACGCAGCCGTCTTCGATGAGGCCTCCCGCGCGCGCCCGGAATCATGGTATGCGCTTCGCTCAACGCTCACCGCCACCAACGGCCCCTGCCGCATCATCGGCAACATCAAGGGCAAAAAGAACTGGTTTTATGACATGGCGCGCAAGGCCGAGGCCGGCGAGCCGGGCATGCATTACAGCAAGCTCACCGCGTACGATGCCATCCAAGGCGGAGTGCTCAAGCAGGAAGAGATCGATGCCGCGAAGCGCGAGCTTCCCGAGGCGGTATTCAACGAGCTGTATTTAGCCATCCCGAACGATGACGGCGGCAACCCCTTTGGCCTCAAGGCGGTGATGGCGCGCGTGAAGCCCCTCTCGTCACTGCCGGCGGTATGCTTCGGCGTGGATCTGGCGAAGTCATCCGACTGGCTCGTGATCATCGGCCTCGATGTGAATGGCGACGTTTGCCACTTCGAACGCTTCCAGCTGCCATGGGCCTTAGCCGAGCAGCGCATCCTCGCCGCGATCGGCACCGGCGTGCCCTGCCTCATCGACAGCACCGGCGTGGGCGACCCGATCGTTGAGCGCCTGCAGCAGGTCAACGGCATGGTTGATGGCTACAAATTCACGGCCACCAGCAAGCAGCAGCTGATGGAAGGCCTGAGCGTCGCGATCGAGCAGCAGCTGGTGGGCTATCCCGACGGCGTGATCACCATGGAGCTCAGCTCCTTCGAGTATGTCTACACCCGCACCGGCGTGAAGTATTCCGCACCACAAGGCCAGCACGACGACTGCGTCTGCGCCCTCGCGCTTGCCGTTCGCAAGTTCACCGACAGCAGCGATGGCCGCGGCTTTATGGATTACTACGCCACACAGGCGGCCGAGATCGATCAGGCGAATGAGTTAGCAAAACAGCAGGGGCGCTTGCCTGCATGAGCCTGACGCGCGATAATAACACCACACCACGGGGGACATGATGCCAAAGGGCGGCAAGCAGCAGTCGATCAATCCGAACTTCATCACCCGCGTCGCTCAAGGCGTGCAATACGCCATCAAGGGCATCGATGCGATGACATGGTTCTCGCCCCAGCAGCCCCTCAACCCCGTTGCTCCCGAAAGCGTCGCCGGCCGCATCTGGGATTATCAGCCCGGCTACAACCTCAACATCGGCCCGCGCCCCAATACGGGCGGATCGGATATCTATACGCTGCTGCGCGCCCTCGCTGACGTGGATATTGTTCGCGCCGTCATCGAAACCCGCAAGGATCAGATCGACGCGCTGCCGTGGGACGTTAGGCTGAAAGAGGGCACCAAAGGCAACAAGGCACAAAAAATACTCGAGATTAAGACATTTTTGCAACAGCCCGACGGCTACCACACCTTCAACCAGTGGGTCGGCAAGCTCCTCGAGGATATGTTCGTCATCGATGCCGCAACCATCTATCGCCGGCGCGACATGGGAGGCCGCCTGATCGCCCTCGACGTGATGGATGGGGCCACGATCGCGGTGAAGATCGACGAGGCCGGGCGCATCCCGCTCGCCCCGGATGTGGCCTTCCAGCAGATCCTGCACGGCATCCAAGCCGTTGACTACGACACGACCGAGCTCTTCTTCATGCCGCGCAAGCTGCGTAACAACACGGTCTATGGCTACAGCCCGGTCGAGCAGATCGCCGCCACCATCAACCTGATCTACAAGCGCCTGATCAGCCAGACCGCGCAGTATGACACGGCTAACATCCCGCCGGGCCTTCTCGAGTTCCCGATGACGATGAACGAGAAGCAGATCAACGATTTCATGAAGGTGCTGAATAGCCGCCTGTCGGGCAATCTCGGTGAGCAGGCAAAGCTTTTCCCGGTCCCGTCCGGCACGAAATATCAGGAGATCAAGAAGCCCACGCTCATCGAGCAGCAGGTGGAAGAATGGCTCACCCGCGTCGTCTGCTTCGCCTTCAGCATTAGCCCGCAGCCCTTCGTCAAGGAGATGAATCGCGCCACGGCCGAAACGTCTCACTCGACCGCGATCACCGAAGGCCTCACCCCGATCATGCTGTGGCTGAAGCGCATCTTCGATCGTGTCATCGCCATCGACATGGGCGAGCCCGATATCGAGTTCACGTGGATCGATGACAAGGAGCAAGACCCCAAGGTGCAGATGGAAGTGCTCACCGGCTACGCCGCGAAAGCCGTGCTGTCGATTGACCGGGTGCGCGATCATATCGGTGAAGAGCCGCTCGGGGGCGCATTCGCTGTGCCAATGGTGCTCACCGCCACCGGCTATGTCGCCGTGAAGTCGCCAGAGGAGCAACAGGCCGATGCCGACGCGGCCGCTGAAATGGCGCAGATGGCCCTCACCGCTAAATCGAAGGACGAGGAAAAAGATGGCAAGAAACCCGGAGATAAGCCTGCCGATAAGCCTGTGGCTGACGATGGCAGCGCTGCTGCTGATAAGCATCATCATCGCCTCGCAGCTTCCTATGATAACCTCGCGAAAGGGGTCCGCCGGAAGCCCGGCGCAATCCCTTTTCCCGCAAAGCAGTAATCCGGGGCCGCATCAAGTTTCGTAGGATGATGGAGCCCATCCTGAAGCAGGCCGCGAAAGACGTGGCGGCTCAGGTAAGAAAAGGCGAACTGCTCAAGCTGCGTAAGGCCGCCGACGATATCGATCTCAGCGCCTTCGATGCCATCATCGAAATGGCCCCGCGCATCATCGAGCCCGTGGGCGTGGATGCATCCATCCGTACCGTCAAGCAGCTGGGCCTCTTCGATAACGACCAGCTGGTGGATCAGGTCAGTCAGCGCGCCGTGGATTACGCGCGCGAGCGGGCGGCCGAGCTGGTGGGCAAGCGCGTGCTGGCGGACGGCACGGTCGTCGACAACCCCCGGGCCGAATGGCGCATCGATACCACCACGCGCGACGAGGTGCGCCGCATCATCAGCCAAGGCCTCGAGGACAATATCGGCCACGACGATATCGCCGATCAGATCGAGGCAAGCTTCACCTTCAGCCCGGAGCGCGCCGAGATCATCGCCAATACCGAAATCGCCATGGCAAACAGTCAGGCTACGCTCGACAGCTATCACGAGGCCCGGGACGTGGCCGGCGTGAAGGTGAAGAAGGAATGGCAGGCGGATGAAGACCCCTGTGAAGATTGCATTGCCAATATGGATGCCGGCGCGATCGAGCTCGAGGATGAGTTCCCCTCCGGCGATGACGCGCCGCCGGCGCACCCGAACTGTGAATGCGTCCTTTTACCGGTGGTGGATGATGAAGACGCTTAGCAATAAACTCTGCACGCTCGGGCCGACGCATGCCCACTGGTGCCCAGCATGCAAGGAGCTGCACGGCTTCTGGGTCGATAAGCCGAATCCCGATAACGGTGCGCGCTGGACGTTCGACGGGAATCTCGATGTGCCAACCTTCAACCCCAGCATGAATATCCGGGCGGAGTTCGCGCCCGAGGATGGCGGCCCTTTTGTTTGTCACTATTTCCTGAAGAACGGCGTGATCCAATATCTGAACGACTGCACGCATGAGATGGCCGGAAAAGAAATCCCACTTCCCGACCTGCCCGCATGGGCCCAGAGCCGCCGATGAAGGGTGAGCGTGTTCTCGTTGATGATGAGCTCGGCACCGTAGGTATGAAGCCCGGGCAGTATGGCTACTGGCGGGCGGCCGGGCATTGGGTGGCGCGCACCCCGAACGGCGAGCATGCGAACCTAGCCGCCCATGAGATCACCGACCATGGCGATGGCACGATCACGGTCAGCCCCTCGATCGGCGTGCGCAAACCCGGGCTTGTGGACTTTCTGTATCACGGCTGGCTCGAGCGCGGGGTGTGGCGCGATGCGTGATCAATCCTGCCACGAGCGACGGGAATAATCATCGATGGCCGATCCCTTAGTCACCGCGCACTTCTCGGATATGCTGGAGCCGGATGCGGGCGATCGCGAGATCCATGTCGGGGCTGCCCGGGGCATGGTGAATAACCAGATCAATCTCAAGTTCACCGCTGGCTCCTTCATTCAGGATCTGGCCTGTCGCGTCGCGAACTGGCAACGGCCAGAAATTTAAGGGGTTAATTTTTCGATAGCGGGAAACCCCGCCATTGCGCTAAAGTGGCCTTCAGCAGTTATCGACCGGGGGGATCGTAAATGCAGAAGGCCGTTCAGGGTAGTGAGATCAGGGTATTCTTGCCGATTCGCAAAGTCGATGAGGCGAAGCGCATGGTCTATGGCACCCTCACCGCAGAGGTCGTCGACAAGTCTGGCGAGATATTCGATTACGACAGCGGTAAAGAAGCCATACAGAAGTGGATGGATGAGCAGGAGAAGATCTCCGGCGGCAAATCCAAGGGCAACCTCCGCGAGATGCACAGCAACATCGCCGCCGGCAAATTCACCGATATCGTCTTCAATGACGACGAAAAAACCATCGAGGGCGCTTCCTATATCAGCGACGATTCCAGCTGGCGCAAGGTGCTGGATGGCACCCTGACCGGCTACAGCATCGGCGGCGGCTATGCCAAGCGCTGGAACGATGAGAAAGACCCAAGCGTAAAGCGCTACACCCCCGAGATCACCGAAGTTTCACTTGTCGACAATCCCTGCGTGGGCGTTGCCACTTTCGAAGTGGTGAAGGCCGACGGCTCAGTCGAGCTACGCAAATTTCAAACCAGCGCACAGGAGGCGCAAGACATCATGGATCCAAAAGCAAACGAAGCGACCGTTACCCCCGCAGCCGAGCAGAAGCTCGAGCAATTCTGGAAAGCCAACGACGGCTCGTATCATGCGAAGAAGAAGGACGCGATCGCGCGCAACGCCGATCTGCTCACCAAGTCGGCAAGCCAAGCAGCCGACAACGCCGTAACCGCGCTGGATGATGCGATCGCCGCACAAGAAGCGCCGCCCGCCGAGCAAGTAGCTCCGGCGGCTGCTGATGCCCCAGCTGCTGATCCTGCAGCTGCACAAGAACCCGCACTGACAGACTCTGCTGCAGCAGCGTCTGGTTCCAATTCGGACGGCAGCGGTACCGAGGGCGGCAGCGATGCCCCCTCGGGGGTTGCCGATAAAGCCGCACCGGTGCAGGATCTCAAGAAGGGCCTGTATGACGTGGCCCGCCTCGCGAACCTCATTCAAGAGCTGACATGGCTCCAGCAGTCGAACGCGTGGGAAGCAGAGTATGAAAAAGACGGCTCGACCGTGCCGGCGCAGCTGAAAGAGGGCATCGTCGCCATCTGCGAGGCGCTGAAGAACATGGTGGCGGAAGAAACCGCCGAGCTCTTCCCGGCCGAGGACGTGATCGAGGTGATCGAGAAGGGCATCAGCCTCGATGGCCTCGCTAAAATGCTTACCGGCGCGAACGCTGAAACGCTCGAGAAAGCCAGCAAGGAACAGAAGGCGCACCTGAGCGCGATCGCAGATCATCACGGCGCGATGCAGAAATGCATGGATTCCATCGGCAAGTGCCTGAAGGCGATGGGCTGCGATACTGATGCCGCCACGCTGAAAGAGGACGATGGCGCGGATTCCGAAGTGACGAAGATGGCGAAGGCAGCCGGCATGACACCGGATGATCTGCTTGCCCGCGCGCTGGCCTTCGAAGGGCTCAGCAAGAAATTCGAGGCGGTCGCCCCGGCGATCGAAACTCTCACCAAACGGATCGAGAAGGTGGAACGTGTACCCGCACCGTCGAAGGGCATCGTCAACACTGCGCTCGTAAAACGTAACGGCAACGAGGGCATCAGCAGCCCCGTCGATGTCGTAAACCAGCAGCTGGCAACCGGTGCTTATTCGCCGGAGCAGTCGAACGAAATGATGGCGAAAGCCCTCATGGCGGATGCGCTGCAGAAGCCGGTAAAACTCACCTAATCAACAATTCCTAAGGAGGGAATTATGTTCGTTCAAGGCTTGAAAGAGGGCGGTCCGGAAATGATGAAGGCTGCGCTCGCCAAAAACTTCGCGCTCTCGCGCAATCTCAATCAGTGGGATGACGTGAGCAAAATGGATGACCTGAAAAAGGCAGCCATGACCACGGGCGCAAATATCGTCGGCTATGACCTGCAGGCCCCGGCCCGCTTGCTCCTGCCGGTGATCACCCCGATCCGCAACAGCCTGCCGCGTCGCAGCCGCGCCGCTAACCCGGGCACCCAGAGCAACTGGAAAGTCATCAACGCCTCGGCGTTTGTGGATTCCGGGTACTCGCAGATGGGCTGGACCAACGAGGGCGCACGCGCACCTCAGTTCAGCTACTCGGCAGTCAACGCCTCGGCCGCTTACCAGACGATCGGTGCGGAAGATGCGCTGACGTGGGAAGCTGAATCGGCATCGCAGGGCTTCGAGGATGCGAACGGTCTGGCGACCTTCCTCCTGCTCCAGCAGATGATGATCAAGGAAGAAATGGCGCTGCTCGCTGGTAACTTCTCCGTTACCCTCGGCACCCCCGTCACCCCGACCGTATCGGCATCGGGCTCGGGCGCTACCCTTCCGGCTGCGACCTATGTGGTCTATGTGGTTGCCCTTACCGTGGAAGGCTACGCGCAATCCAGCGTGTCGCTCGCGGGTGTTGCTACCACGAAGACCATCGTCGGTCCGGATGGCAAAACCTCCACGATCAACGGCGGTTCTTCGGCTAAGTCGGCGGCTTCCGCTGGCCAAGCTGTAACCCTCGGCCAAACGCTCTTCGCTAACACCACCGTCATCAACGGCGCAGTGGCTTATGCGTGGTATGTCGGCACCGCGGGCAACGAAGTGCTGCAAGCCATCACCACGATCAACTCGGCCGCCTTCTCGGCTCCGCTGATCGCTGGCACGCAGGCTGCAACCTCCGTCACCACCGACCACTCGAAGAACAACGGCACGCTCGGTGGCGGCACCGGCCAAGTGACTGCGTTCGATGGCCTGCTGTCGCAGACCTACACCGCAGCTGCTGGTGGTAACGCCTATGTGAAGGCGCTTCCGACCGGCACCCCCGGCACGGGCACCAAGCTCACCAGCACCACTAAGGGCTCCGTCACGGAGATCGACACCCTGCTGCTCTATCTGTGGCAGACGTGGCGCATCTCGCCGACGAAGATGTGGGTGAACGCGCAGGAACTCAACAGCCTGACGACCCTCTGCTTGAACACCTCATCGGCTCCGCTGCTGCAGGTTCTTTCGGATGGCAAAGGCCTCGAGATCGGTGCAAACCAAGTGCTCCGCTTCTACAACAACTTCTTCGCAATGGGCGGCCAGCCCGTGAAGATTCCCGTGCTTCTGCACCCGCAGATCCCGCCTGGCACGATCTTCTTCCAGTGCGAGACGTTGCCGTCGACCTACGTCACCAACGAAACGCCGAACGTGGCAGAAGTGCTTACTCGTCGCGATTACTACCGCGTCGACTGGCCCGTCACCACGCGCGAACGTCAATATGGGGTTTATAGCGAAGAAGTGCTCGCAGTTTACGCTCCCTTCGGCTTCGCGATCCTCACCAACATCGCGCCGTAAGCGATCTGGTAGGACTGCACTAAAAAAGGGGGGCGCTCACTCGCGGAGCGTCCCTCTTTTCATAAGATGCGAGATAGGCTATACCTGAAGCCCCAACCCTTTAACTGAAACGGAGCATCCCATGACAAACACGCCTATCCTCGTCGCTATGATCCACAACGACGCGACCAGCGCGACCGTCGATTCGGTCGTTTATCTGCCCAACGACAAGGGCATCTTCGAAATCCCGCAGGATAAGGCTGACCAGCTTATCCCACATGGCTTCCGCTTCCCGGAAGTGGAAGGTGAAGCGCACCCTGAAACCGAGCCCGCGCCCTCGCAAATCGAGCCGCTCGCGCCGCGTGATAACCCGGATGTGGTAAGCCCGCAGGAAGCGCATGACGCTGGCCAGCAACAAGCGCCGCAGCTGCCGGCGGATGAACCCGCTCTTTCGACCGCTGTGCCCGTTGAGGCGAACAGCACCACGATCGTGGAAGTGATGGGCGACGGTCAGGCTTTGCACGACACGGGCGAGCCTGTAGCCCCAAACGCCGCATCCGAAATCTCGGACCCGGCTTCGCCTGCCGATGTCCCTGTCACCGAGCCCGCTCCGGCTGCTTCGCCTGCGGCTGCTGAGATAACCGCACCCGCCGATGCATCAGCACCTACTGCCCCGTCTGTGGAAACGGCTGCTGATGTGGCCGATGCGAACGCCGCAGCTGCTGCCTCCCCCGCGCTCGATGCCGTGACCACCGCGCCGGATTCGCTGGCCGAGAAGTCGGATGGCATTGCACCCGACACCGCGCTTGTCGAAATCGCCGGCCTCAACGGCTCGAGCATTCAGCCCTCCACCTTCGATCTGGCGGACGGCACCACGCTGCAGCTGGGCGTCGTGATCGCCAAGGCCTTCCAAAGCACCGGAGCGACCGTTGAAGAATGGAACGCGCTCGATGATGCGACCCGCGAAGGCTTCATCGCCGAAGTCGTCAAAGGCCTGCCCCTGAAGGCGTAAACAAACTGGGAAGGATACCGCGAGGATGGAGCAGCTCACCACGCTGAAAGCCTTGAAAGAATGGCTCGGGGATGGAAATTCAACCACCAACGATGCCCTCTACACGAGGCTCATTGAGCAGGCGAGCCGCTTCATCCTAAATTATATCCAATGCCAGACGCTTTTTAAAACCGCCGTTACCGAGCCGCGCGATGGCTTCGGCGGCCAGTCGATGATCCTGAGCCAGTTCCCCGTCGCCACCGTGAACAGCGTCAACATCGATGGCGTGAATATCCCGGCCGCAGCGAGCGTCAATTCTTCGGGCTATCGCTCGGATATATGGAACGTCGCGAACCCTCCCGCGCCGCAGGCTGTCGTGCTCAACGGCTATGCCTTCAACCGCGGCCTCGCGAACGTCGTCTTCAATTACATCTATGGCTTCTTCATCACCGACGAGCCGCAGACCGTGCCCAGCAGCGATCTCTATAACGTCAATGTCAGCGCCCCGTATGGCAACTGGGGGCGCGATGATGGCGTGAAGCTGGCGAACGGCACCGTCCTCACCAAAGTCGCGAAGAACCCTGCCGCGCTTCAGTATTGCATCGTCGATGGCACCTATCAGTTCAATGCCGCTCAGGCGGGCGCTGCCGTGCTGATCAGCTATAGCTACGTGCCGGCGGATATCGAGCAGTGCTGCATCGAGCTTGCCGGTGAGCGCTTCCGCTACAGCAAGCGCATCGGCCAGCAGAGCAACAGCAGCGCCGGCCAGATCACCACGAGCTTTTCGCTGAAGGCCATGCCGGATTACGTGAAAGAGATCCTCGACCTCTATGTCTCGAATATCTATATATGATCAGCGTTAAAATAGACGATACCAAGCTGCAGGCCACCTTGAGCGCCATGCCCGCGAAGATCCGCGCGAGCGTCTATAAAACCGTATTTTCGCTGGCCCTGCAGATGGAGCGCTATATCAAGCAGGATAAGCTGCAGGGGCAGGTGCTGAATCACCGATCGGGAAATCTGCAGCGCTCAATCCAGTCGCAAGTCATTCAGGGCGACACCTTCGTGCGTGGGCGCGTCTTCAGCTCGGGCGATGTGAAATACGCGGCCATCCATGAATATGGCGGCCGGATCCCGGCGCATATCATCTATCCGAAGAACGCCGAGGCGCTCAGCTTCATGATGAATGGCAAGCGCGTCTTCGCGAAATACGTCAACCACCCGGGATCGCAGATGCCAGAGCGCAGCTTCATGCGTAGCACCCTGCGTGACTTCCGCGGGCAGATCACCGAAGGGCTCGCCAAGGCCGTAGCTGATGCGGTGAAGATATGACGCAGGTGGTAACACTTGAAAGCATCATGGTGGCGCTGGAAACGCTGCTCAAGCAGCTGACGACGAATAACTCCGGCTTCAAGGTGGTCAGCCGCCGCTTCAAAACGCCAGACCAGCTCGCCGACGGCCAGCTGCCCGGGCTTTATCTGCTGCAGGGACCCATCACCACCGTGCGCCAAGGCGGATCGCCGCCCATCCAGACGATGACGGTCTGGGCCTTTATCTATACCGATCCGGCCCCGAGCGACGTGCTGCCATCCACCACGCTCAACAAAGCGCTGACGGATTTCAACGCGGTGATCGCCCCCTCGCCGCAGTTCCCATTTCAGGATCAAACCTTGGGCGGCCTTGTTTCACGTTGCTGGATTGAGGGCGAAACGATATATGATAGTGGTGAGATTCAGCCGCCGGGCATGGCCATTGTCCCGCTGCGAATTCTGATACCAACGCTTGCGCTTTAAGGAGCACGCCATGTCGAACGAGAAAGCCATCCTTGCAAAAGTCGATGTCGTCATCGAGCGCTCGTTCAATCACCTGACACCCGGCACGCCGGATTATGGCTACATGCAGCAGTTCAAGGCAGACTTGCGCGCCGAGCTGGGCATCACGCCGGATGCTGAACCAAAGCCGATCGTAAAGGTCGAAAAAGTAAATTAGATTCATTTTAACGGGGGACCATCATGACACAAGTGAACTTCGGATCCGGCACGCTCGTCGGCATTCCCAGCGGCGCAAACCCAACTCCGATCCAGTTCGGTGTGCTGCAATCGGTTGAACTCGATATCGGCTACACGCTGAAGGAACTCTATGGGCAGAACCAGTCGCCCGTAGCCGTTGCCCGCGCAGCGCAGAAGATCACCGGGAAGGCGGCATTCGCCAACATCTCGGCGGCGGCCTTCAACAGCATCTTCCTCGGCGCGACGCTCGCCACCGGCGGCCAGCTGCAGACCGTCAACGAGGCGGCCAGCATCCCGACCACGCCCTATCAAGTCACCGTCGCCAACTCGGCGAACTTCGTGCAGGACATGGGCGTATTCTTCGCGGCCACCGGCCAGCAGCTCACCCGCGTCGCGTCGGCACCAGCCACCGGCCAGTATAGCGTCGCAGCGGGCGTTTATACCTTCGCCGCGGCTGATACCACCAAGGGCGTGCTGATCAACTACACCTACACGGCCGCCACGGGTGCGAACAAGATCACCATCGGCAACCCGCTGATGGGCGCAGGTCCGACCTTCCAAGTAAACCTCGCGAACACCTACAACAGCAAGGTGATCAACTTCCAGCTGAACGCCTGCACCGCGAACAAGCTCAACCTGCCCTTCAAAAACCAAGACTTCGTTATTCCCAACTTGGAATTTGAAGCTTATGCTGATGCCTCCAACACTGTCGGGATCATCACGACGACCGACCTCTAAGGAAGGCCTAGCACATGAGCAACACGCAAACCATCACCCTCGGCGATCGCTCCTTCGAAATACCGGAGCTGCCGCTGGGGGTGATGCGGAAGATCTGGCCGATCAGCGCTCGCATGTCCCTGCGCGCGAAGGCGGCCAAAGCGACCGGCGACCAGCTCGAGCTCGTGAAAGCCACCAGCAGCCCGGACAATATCGACGACGCGATCGAGATCGTCTTTTTGGGCATCAGCTTCGGCACGCCCAGCTTCAAGCGCGAGGAGCTCGATAATATCATCTGCGACCTCAACGAGATCATCATCGCTGCGCTGATTGTTTCCATGCAGGCGGGCGGCAAGAAAGAGGGCGACAAGCCTGCGGGGGAGCCCCTGCTGGAGGTGGCGACACCTCCGATCCAGCAGAGCCAGATTGGGATCGAATCATCGCCGATATCTGCTGCGACACCGGATGGAAGTGGGACCACGTCGAGTGGACCGTCACCGCTCGAAAACTAAGCGCCTTAAATGCATGCTGGCGCGAAAACCCTCCTTTGCGTATTCTAGGGCGTATGTTTACGGGCTATAAAGGCCCGACGGAAAAACAGGCCGAATCCGACGCTGGCATGCAGGAACTGCTGACACGCTTCGAGGATGGCCTGATCAAGGGATAACGGGGTCGGGGGGCACCAGTGTCGGATGAAAACAATGTTCAGGTAACATTCGGCGCGGACACAGGCAAAGCCGAAGGCGGAATCAATACCATCAAAAGCCGCTTGGGTGATCTATCAGAGGTCGCCACCAAAGCCTTCGAAGCGAACCAGATCATCGAGTTCGGTGAAAGGCTGGAGGAGCTCGGCCACAAGGTGATCGAGTTTGCCGAGAAATACGCCCAGATGGGTGAAGATGTTTCCCGGGCGACGAAGATCCTCGGCATGTCATCCGATGAGTTCCAGAAGTTCGCCTTCGCCGTGAAGATGACGGGCGGCTCGGCCGATACCGCCGTGCAGTCGATGACGCGCTTCGAGAAGAATATCGGCGACGCGGCGCGCGGCGCAGGCGAGGCAGCCCCCTACTTCAAGAATATCGGAATCTCGCTTGCCGACCTGAAGAACAGCTCGCCCGACCAGATCATGATGAAGGTGGCGGATGCCTTCCACAATAGCGCCGACGGCGTGGAAAAAACCAACATCGCGCTCGCGATCGGCGGCCGCGGCTTCGCCCAGATGATTCCCGTGCTCGATCAGGGCAGCCAAGGTCTCGAGCATTTCAACGAGCTGCTGAAAGAAACCGGCGACGAGCTCACCGGGCGGCAGGTTGAGGCCTTCGAGCAAAGCGACGAGAAGCTGAAACTGATGAGCAGCGCGTTCGAGGGCGTGGGCATCACCATGTTCGACGCATTTCGGCCGGCGATCGATAGTGTCGTGGACGGGGTCACATCGCTCATCGAGGGCTTCAACGATTCACTAAAGCCCGGCGGCGATCTGCGCGAGGTGCTGCAGGGCATCATCCTTGTGCTGGATCTCTGCATTCACAGCATCGACCTCATCATTCAATCCATACGCACATTCGTCGATGTGACGCTCTATGGCATCGAGCTGATCGATATCGCATGGGATACGCTCGGGCGCGTGATGGATGACGTGCTGTCGGGTAAATGGAGCAAGATCGATGCCGATTATAACGCGGGCCTGAAGCGCCTCGAAGAATCCACCGAGAAGTCGATGGATCGCATCAAAAAGCACTGGCAGGGCTTCAACGAGCGCGGGAAGAACATGGGCGAAGGCCTTGCGAATTTCGGCGGCGAGGGTGAAGGCGAGGGCAACGGCGGGAAGCCGAAGCCCAAGCTTAAGCCTCCGCAGGATCCGAACGCGCTGAAAGAAGCGGCGCAGGAAGCCATCAAGATCAAGCAGCAAGAAATCGAGATGAAGCGCAAGCTAGATGATCTCGATCTGGCAAACCAGAAGAACGCGCTCGATGCTGGCGTGAAGATGGGCCTCATCACCGAGGAGCAGAAGTTCGCGATGCTGCAGGATTTCGCGAACAAGGAATATCAGATCGATTTGCAGGCTTTGAATGAAGAGATGCAGGTGAACGGCCTGAAGAAATCCCAATATCAGAAGCTACTCAACGACAAACTGATCCTCGAAAAGAAGCACCAGAATGATATCGCCGCCATCCAGCGTCAGGCGCAGATCGCCGAGATGCAGCGCTACCAGCAAGTCTTCCACACGATCGACAGCTCGTTCAAGAGCATGATTCAGGGCGTGCTGCAGGGCACGCAGACATGGAATCAAGCGCTGACTAATATGTTCAGCAACATCCTCGTCAGCTTCGCAGGCATGCTGGAAGAGATGGCGATGAAGTGGCTCGAGAACCAGATCATGATGGCGATCTTCGGGCAGACCGAGGCCATGAGCATCATCGCGGGCCATGCCGCCGAGGGTGCTGCGGCCGCCTATGCCTCGACCGCTGCCATCCCGATCGTCGGCCCAGCCATGGCCCCGGGCGCGGCTGCGCTGGCGTATGCCAATATCCAAGCCTTCCAAGGCCTCGCCTCGTATGACGTGGGCACCAACTTCGTCGAGAAAGATCAGGTCGCGAAAATCCACGAGGGCGAGCGCGTGATGACGAAGGGCGAGAACCAGATATTCACCAACGTAATGCGGCAGGCGCAGGATCCGACAAACAAGCCTTCGGCATCGGAGGGCGATATCCACCTGCATGTCCACGCGATCGATGCCGCTGGCGTTAAAAAGTTCTTCATGAATAATAAACACGTCGTCGCGGGCGCGGTGCGATCGGCCGCCCGTAACGGCGACAGCAGCTTCAACCACTTGATGAAGGCGTGACGCATGTCCAGCTCCGTGTTTCCCACATTGCCCGGCCTCGAGTTCCCCGTTCAGCGCACGCCGATGTGGCGCAACCAGCGGCAGGACAGCTTCGGTGGCCTGCAGACATCGGTCGCTTACTGGTCGTATCCTAAATGGGCATGGGAATTGAGCTACAGCGTGCTGCGCGAGGGCACCTTTGGGATAGGTAGCTTCACCGAGCTGACGCAGCTCCTTGGCCTATTTCAATCGATGCGCGGGGGGTACGATTCCTTTCTCTACACCGACGCGGATGACAATGCCGTGGTGGATCAGGTGCTGGGCATCGGCGATGGGGTCACAAAAGACTTCCAGCTCGTGCGTTCCTATGCCAACTTTATCGAGCCGATGTTCGCGCCAAATACCGTCACCAACGTGAAAGACAACGGAGGCATCGTCAGTGGCGCGAACTACACCGTCAACGCATGGGGATCCGCGAAGCCCGGCGTGATCAGCTTCGTCACCGCTCCGGCAAGCGGCCATGCCATCACCGCCACTTTCTCGTTCTACTTCCCGTGCCGCTTCGATGATGATAGCATGACTTTTGAAAAGTTCCTGAACCAGATGTTCGCGAATAAAAGCGTGAAATTCACCAGCATCAAGCTCGGGGTGTAATGAAGCCAGTCAGCCCTGCATTGCTCGCCCTGCTCGCGACCCGGCAGTTCTACCGGGTGACGCTTTACACCTTCCAGCTGGTGGGCGGTGGCGTGCTGCGGTACTGCTCGGGCGATCGCTCCATCACCTATCTGGGAAACACCTTCTCCGCCGGCGGAGCGACCGGTCCTTATTTCGAGCTCGACGGCGAGAAATCCATGGCGCACTGGAAGGCCGGCCTCGAGGTCGATACTTTCGACGTGAGCGTTGCGCCGGGGACGGGCACGGTGAGCGGTCTGAGTTTCTTCAACGCCATCAAGCAGGGCTTATTCGACGGCGCGGATGTGACGGTGGAGCGTCTTTATATGCCGACCTATGGCGACACATCGCCCGGCTCGATCGTGTTATTCAACGGCACGATCACCGCCATCAACCCAGCCGGCGCGAGCCGCTTCACCATGACGCTCAGTTCGTGGATCGAGCGCCTTAACATGAATTTCCCGCGCAACCTCTATCAGCAAAACTGCATCAACACGCTGGGCGATCCGGCATGCGGCATCGATCTCAGCGCCTTTGCCGTGCCCGGCGTGGTGCTCGCGGGCGGCGATGCGGGCCTGATCTATGCCTCCTTCCCGCAGGCCAGCGGATATTTCACCGCCGGCAAGATCGTCATGACTTCCGGCGCGAATAACGGGCAGGCGCGCGGAATCCGCACCTTCACCGGTGGCAACTCTTCGAACTTCCAGCTGCTGGTGCCGCTGCCGGTCGCCCCGGCCCCGGGCGATACTTTCACCGCATACCCGGGCTGCGACAAGACGATCGGCACCTGCTTCCAGCGTTTCAATAACCTCGCGCGCTTCCGCGGCATGCCCTTCATCCCCGAGAACACGACGGCGGCGTAAATGGATGAGCTCGAGCAGCAACAGCGCAACACCGTCGTCGCCCTAGCCCGGACATGGGTCGGCACACCGTATCGCACCGGCGCGTGCGTGCGCGGGCCCGATGGCGGCGTGGATTGCGCGAACCTGCCGGCGGCCGTGTATCAGGAAGCAGGCATGGTGGAGAAGTTCGAAGTCGAGTATTATCCGCCCGACTGGCATCTGCATCAGGGGGCCGAGCGTTACCTCAACCGCGTGATGATGTATGGCCGCGAGCTGCCCGAGGGCGAGCTTCCCAAGCCCGGGGATATGGTAGTCTGGCGCTTCGGCCGCTGCTTCGCCCATGGCGCGATTGTCGTCGAATGGCCGCGCGTCATTCATGCCTTCGTTCGTACGCCATGCGGATATGCCAACGCGGAGCAGGATCATCTGCTAAAATATGTCGGCGAGAACGGGCCAGACAAAGGCAAGGAGCGCGTGCGGAAATTCATTACGCTGTGGGGGCGCTAGATGGGGTTTTTACTCGGGGGTGCTAAGACGCAGGCAAAGCAGGCACCGGCCGTCGGCGGCATGCAGGTGCAGACTTCCGCTTATGGCAAGGTGATCGCGGTCGTCTTCGGCACCACGCGCATCGCGCCGAACCTGCTGGGCTATTATGACTTCCTCGCTACACCGCAATCCTCGGGCGGCCGCGCGGGTAAAGGCGGCGTGGGCGGTGGCGGTGGCGGCAAGGGCGGACAAGGCGGCCAAGAATATCTCTATCAGGCCTCCATCCAGTTCGCGGTATGCGAAGGCCCGATCCAGAAATTCGGCACCGTATACAAGGACAAAAACGTCACCTCGACGGCCGAGCTGGGCATGTCGACATTCCTCGGCACATATCCGCAGGCGGCATGGGATTATCTCGTCAGCAACCATGGCAGCACGGCCGCGCAGATCACCGTGCCGAGCGTCGCGCCCTATCAGGTGCAGATTTCAACGCCTAACACCTTCATCGCGGATCTTGGCATCGTGGGGCCACCATCGGTCGCCACCTTCACCCGCGTCAGCGTGTCGCCGGGCCCCGGGCAATACAGCCTCAACGCCATCTATAATTACGCTTATTCCGATTACACCTTCAACACCGCCGACCGCGGCAAGACGGTGATCATCCGCTATGTGAACGGCTATAATGGCGTGCAGGCCAGCGTGCAGCAAATCATCCCGACGAGCGGCTCGCCCGTCATCCGCATCAACGCCATGAATGGCTTCGCGCTCACCGATCAGGGCGTGACCTCCACCAATATCGGCTACATCCCCGTGACGGGCGCGCCGGCGGCGAACCAGTACCGCGTCATCGGCGGTCTCTACACGTTCAACGCGGCGAACGCCGGTGCAGTGCTGACGGTGAATTATGCCGCTACCGATACCGCCAAACCATTCCAAGCGATCGGCTACACCGGGCTCGCGCATGCAGATGTGGCGAATTACCAGCTTGGCAATAGCCCGCACCTGAGCAACCATAACTTCGAGATTTACGGCATCTACTCGAACAGCGTCGCCGGCTCGCAGGACGCGGACCCGTCCCTCGTCGTCACGGCCATCACCAGCGATGACAAGTTCGGCGTGGCCTTCCCGCTATCGAAGTGGGGCGACTTGACGACATATCAGAATTACTGCCTCGCCACCGGGCTGTTGATTTCGGCCGCGTATGCCGAGCAAACTCCTGCGAATCAGGTGCTCGAGGATATCGCCCTTGCCACCAATTCGGAATTTGTCTGGTCCGGAGCGACGCTAAAATTAGTTCCTTATGGTGACACAATTGCAACAGGAAACGGCAAGACCTACACTCCGCCTAGCGTTCCGCTCTTCACCATCACGCTGAACGACCTGATCTTCTCGCCCGGCGACGACCCGGTGCAGCTCAACCGCAAAAACGTGTCGGATTCCATCAACAGCATCAAGCTCGAGGTGCTCAACCGGACGAACCAATACTCCATCGCGATCGTGGAAGCGAAAGATCAGGCGGCGATCGATGCCTATAAGCTGCGCCAGAATACGGCCTCGCAGACGCATCTGTTCACTGACATGGCCGCTGCCACCACCAGCGCAAACTTGCAGCTCCAGCGCCAGCGCATCCTCAATCAATACACCTTCACGCTGGTCGAGCCGTATATCGTCCTCGACCCCATGGATGTGATCAGCATCCCCATGCCTGACGGCACGCAGCAGCTGGTGCGCATCAAGGAGATGGATGAGAACGACGATGGCTCGATCACCTTCCAAGCTGAGGATTATCTATCGGGCGCAGGCACGGCCGCACCGAGCTATAGCTTCCAGCAGTGGGGTGGATTCTCGGCGAACTACAACTCGGATCCGGGCACCGTCAACACACCCGTCATCTTCGAACCCACCGCGCAGCTGGCCGAAGCGCTCGAGGTGTGGCTCGGCGTATCCGGCGGCGATAATTGGGGCGGTGCGGATGTTTATATCAGCAACGACGGCGATACCTACGCATTCACCGGCCGCATCACCGGCCCTGCTCGCACCGGCGTGCTCACCGGATCCATGCCGACGGCGATTGAAGCGCCCACGGGCCCGACTATCGACACCACGACCGTCGTCGGCGTTGATCTCAGCCAGAGCAACGGCGAGCTGCTTTCGGCCTCGCAGCAGGAGGCGCTCAACCTCGCGACGCTCTGCTGGATCGATGGCGAGTTCATGGCCTATCAAAACGCCACGCTCACCGCGGCAAATAAATTCGACCTGTCCTTCTTCGTGCGTGGTGCCTATGAAAGCGACATAAGCGCGCATGCGGTGGGCTCGCAATTCGTGCGCTGTGATGACGGCCTGCTAAAGATACCGTTCACGCAGGACCGCATCGGCCAGACGCTCTATATTAAATTCCTGTCGTTCAACGTCTATGGTGGCGCGCAGCAAGCGCTCGAGACAGTGAGCGCCTTCACCTACACCTTCCAAGGCACGGCCTATAAATCGCCGCTTCCCGATATCACGAACCTGCGCCAGCTCTTCATTGCGCAGATCGCGCAGATCGTTTGGGACGAGGTCGTCGACTTCCGCCCGGTGCTGTATGAAATCCGCAAGGGCCCGACTTCGGATTCAGGCCAGATCATGGGCCGTTTCGCTCACCCTCCCTTCAATCTCGTGGGCGATGACAGCTACTGGATCGCAGCCTACTCGCAACCCGTGCCCGGCCTGCAGGTCTATAGCGAAAACTGGTTCGGCGTAACCGTGCTCGGCTCATCGCTCACCGATAACGTGATTGCCAGCTGGGACGAGCGCGCAACGGGCTGGAGCGGAACTTGCAGCGGTTACGCGGCAGTCGTCGGCAGCGAGGTTGTCACGACAGGCACGGGCAACTTCCTAGGCATCACTGATTTCCTCGGTCTGATGGATTTCCTTTGGAATGGCGGTCAGGGCAACGGTACCTACACGATCCCCACTGCGCACCGCATCATCCTCACCGTGGCAACGCCGTGCCCGGTGCTGATTTCATGGACCGCATACGGCCAGCACCCGGGTCTATCGTTCCTCGCCTATCCTGATTTCCTCGCTGTGACCGACATTCTCGATCTTGGCTCGAGCGTAAATATTGACGTTTATCCCGAGATCCGCATGAGCCAAGATTTCGGCGCGACGTGGGGAGCTTGGCAGAAATATGTCGCGGGGGTCTATGTAGGCAATGCCTTCGATGCGCGCGTGCAGCTGATCACCTACGACCCGACCGTGCAGGCGCATCTTTCGCAGCTGGTTTTCAAGGTCGACGTTCCCGATCGCGTGGATCATTACACCAACCTCGCAATCGGCACCGGCGGCCTAAGCATCACCTTCAAACTGGACGGCACCGTCACGGCTGCGCCGTTCAATGGGGGGCCGGGCGGCGCGCTGGTTCCGAATATTCAAGTCACAATCTTGAATGCATCACCGGGGGACGATGTGGTAGTGTCATCCGTGACGCTTTCAGGCTGCACGGTGCAGGTCGTCAATGGCGGCAGCCCGGTAGCACGCAACGCAAACGTCATAGCTCAGGGGTTCTAATATGTCACAAACCACACCAATTATGCCGACAACAGGGGTCTACGGTGGCCTCGCTGCAGCGGGTTATATCAACGCCGGCTTCGACACGCTTAATACCTGCTGGCTTGGTGCGACTGCGCCGAGCGATGCGCCAAACGGCATCCCGAAACAGGGGCAATTCTGGATTGACACCTCGACCGCAGGATACCTGAAAGTGAAACGCTACGACGGCGCGAGCTGGGTGCTCGAGAGCACGATCGACACCACGAACCACCTCCAGATCGCCCCGATCGGCGGTGGCGTGAATAGCATCGCCGGCGCGGCCACTACTGACCTCGGAACGAAAGCGGAGGCGCTCATCAACATCACGGGCGCGGGCGCGACGATCACGAGCCTAGGCAGTTCGCAGCCGACCGGTCAGGCGAAAGTCATCGTCTTCGCCGGCATCAACACGCTGACCTATAACGCCACCAGCCTGATCATCCCGGGCGCGGCGAGCATCACCACGGCCGCGGGCGATAGCGCGATCGTTATGCCGCTCGGCTCCGGCAACTGGAAGGTGATTTCGTATATCTCCGCCACTTCAAACACCACGGCGATCAGCGCCACCTCCATCAATGGCGGCCAGATCGCGGGCTTCCGCAACCGCATTATCAACGGTGATATACGCATCGACCAGCGTTTTGTCGGCACCTCAGTGACCCCTTCAGGCGCAGGGACGAATAACTATATCGCCGATCGCTGGAGTGCTTTCATCCAGCAGGCTTCGAAATTGACATTCCAGCAAGTCGTCGACGCGCCGGCTGGCTTCAAATATTCGCTAAAAGCAACCGTTGCCGCGCAATATACGCCACTCACCGGCGACACGTTCAGCATCCAGCAGCGCATCGAGGGGCAAAATATCGTCGATTTAGCCTTCGGCACCGCAAGCGCGCAGACTATCACGGCCACGATATGGGTGAAGGGATCGGTCGCAGGAAACTACACGTGCTTCTTCATCAACGGCGCTGCAAACCGCTCATATTTGGGCGTGCTGCCAGTGACGACTTCATGGGTCAAGCAAACCGTCACGCTCATCGGAGACACATCAGGGACATGGACCACCGACAACACGACCGGCATGTTCTTCGGCATTTCGCTGGGCGGCGGTGCCACCTTCCAGACTACGACCGGATCGTGGCAGGCGGGCAACTTTATCCAAGGCAGCAGCGCGGTGCAATTCGTGTCGCAGGTAAACGGCTCGACCCTGCAATTCACGGGCGTGCAGCTTGAGCTGGGCAGTATCTCCACGCCGTTCGAGCAGCGCCCTATTGCGACCGAGCTGGCTATGTGTGAAAGATATTATCGCAAGAGCTTCCCGCAGGGAGTGGCTCCAGCGCAAAGTGCGGGGCTCACCGGCTGCCTTGCCGCGGTTGCTTCTGTTACCACAACGCAGACGATGGGCTATTATTGGAAGTTCGATCTTCCCATGCGCGCATCGCCTACGATTACCACCTATAACCCCAGCGCTGCGAATGCAAACTGGCGAAACAACGGCGGCTCCGATGTCACCGTCAGCGTCGATCCGGACAGCACAAAAAGCGATGGCGGCGTTCTCATCTATTCGACCGGGGCCTTAACGGTGGGGGCACGTCATTACATCCACGCCGCAGCAGATGCCGAGCTGTAGGTGAATGAGATTGCACATATCGCCCTCGGCATCGCGCTGGGGGCGCTTGGAAACGCCGCATGGGGGCAGGATGGCGGCAGGCGCTGGCAGGCCATCATTCTCGTTTCTTGCGGCTGTGTTGTAGCGAATCCACAGTTCGCGCCATGGCTTCCGTTGATCGGCCTGCTCTACTGGCTCTTCCGCTTTCAGGGCACGGGCGCAAGCTGGCTCGCCTTCCACACCGGCCGCAACCGCATGAAGGCGATTCTGCGCGGGTGGCCGCTGCTGCCTTTCGCTGCATTCTTCACACTGATCGATCACAAGGATGTCCACATGATCCTTGCCTTCGGATTTCCTGTTTTAGCTTATTTTTACTATCTTTCGTGGAAGCTTGCCCCGAAAATATGCACTGCCATTTCCGAGCTGCTTGTGGGCGCATATCTCGTCGCCGTCGCAGCTGACTGGACCGGATGTCAAGTCGTCTAGCTCCAGCTCGGGGGAGGCCTTAAAAACCTCCCCCTCTTTTTGCCCAACTCTTTTTTACAAGCGCGACGGCCGCCTGTTGTGGTATTCCTTCAAGGGCAGACATAAAAAATCGATTCGGGGGGATCGGGGCATGGATGAGACAATTAGCGCGGCCGCCGCAGCTTCGAGCGCTTTCACCGGTGCAAAAATATCGACCCTGACCGCCGGCGTGATAGGTGCCGCGCTTTCGCTGAGATTCCTGCGCCGGGAAATGTCGGTTGTGGAGGTGCTTACCACCATTCCATCCGGGGCCGCGATGGCCGTTTACGGGGCTCCGCTGGCCGCATGGTGGTTCAATATCCTCGAACAACAGGTTGTAATTGCGCTTGGCTTCTTTATAGGATTATTCGGACTATCGTTATGTGCCGCTGCGTTCGAAGCGATACGCGAGGCGAAGCCTTGGCAATTCGTGATGGGCAAGTGGGGCGGCGGAAACCCAAGCTCGGGAGACAAGCCATGATGCTGATTCCTTTGATCACCCTTTTCGCGACGGGCTTCATCTTCTTCGTGACATCCCTGTCGATCCTTTCGCGATGCGTGAATGACGGGCTGCTGATGAAGTTTGGCCTGATCCTGATGAGCGTTGCATCCTTCGGCAGCGTCTGGAAGCAGATCGAAGGCGGCCCGAATCAGGGGGCCATGTCCGTCATGGTGATCGGCGGCGCGATCGTGCTCGGTGCCTATATCAAAACGCGCCTGAAGGGGCAGCACATCTGGACACCTCATAAACCTATCCGGGGGGATATTGCATGCAGGGCAGCGACACCGCGCTGGAGATAGACCTTCACCGCGAGCCATCCCAGAATAGCACGCCCGGCCTCCTGTCATTCAACGGGCTGACCTTCTACACCCTCGAGGACATCGAGCGCGGCGGTGGCGATCCGTTGACAGTTTCGAGCTGGAAGGTTGACAAGGAAAGCGCCATCCCGCGCGGGCGCTACGAGATAATCAACAGCATGAGCAAGCGCTTCGGCAAGGTATTGCCCGAGATCAAAGGGGTCGACGGCTTCACGGGCGTGCGCGTGCATGGCGGAAACAAAACGAAAGACACCGACGGCTGCGTGCTCGCCGGGCTTAACCGCGGCCCCGACATGATCTGGAATTGCGAAAAGGCCGTGACTGCCGTCATCAACGCCATCGCTGCGGCTGCAAAAGAGGGCCGCCGGGCCTTCATCACGATTCACTAGGGGGAAGGTATGGAACTGCTGCAAAAATACCTTGGAACCCGGTTTTCCTTCTATAGCATCGCCGCCCTCACCTGCGCGCTGCTGATCGTCTATGGTGTCTTCCACATCAAACTCCAGCTCGCCGCGGCCGAGGTCACTTCCCTCAAGGGCGAGCTTTCAACCTGCCATGCCTCGATCACCGTGCAGAATGCGGCCGTAAAAAATTTCGCCGCGAATTGCACCGAGCGCTCCGGCCGGGCGGATGCAGCTGCTGCCTTCTCGCTGGTCGAATCCGAGAAGGAACGCGCGAAGATCCTCCAGTCCGAGCCGGGCGTGAATTCCATGAATGCATTTTTCGGGGGGATATGATGCGCCCAATCCTTATCGCGTTGCTACTGCTGGCCGCTTGTGGTGGTGCGGAAGACACGAAAACCACCTTCGTCAACGTGCCTGTCACCGTGCGCGCGCAAGCACCTAAGCAGCTGCTCGCCCCGATCGAGCAAGAGCCGCCTGCCTTCATGGATCCGGCTGGCCCCGGCGCATCGAGCGCCCTCGACAAAGTAAACGAGCTTAAGCTGAAGCTCTACGTCGCCGCGCTCAAGCAGCGCATCGCCGCGTGGACCGCTTGGGCTTCCAGCGGCAAGGGGGAATGATGATCACGCCGTATTATGTCGAGATCGCGCTGTATCAGGGGACCACGTTCGACCCGGTCTTCGTGCTGAAGAATCCGGATGGCAGCCTTGTCAACCTGACGGGAAAAACCGGGCTATGGAAGGTCTATAAGAACAAGGGCGACGCGCAGCCGGTGATCACCTTCAGCACGGCGGATGGAAGCCTCGTTTTCGGCGGCGTAAACGGCACCATGCAGCCGATCTACCCGGCCGCCAGCAGCACGCCCGACAAGCTCCCGGCCTTCAACGGATATCACGACCTGCGCCTGACCGACACGGCGCTGGTGCGCACCGATCCGCTCCTCTACGGCCCCTTCAACTTCAAGCAGTTCCCATAGGTATATCATGGCCGATCCCGTTGTAGTGCAGCTCGTCAGTCAAGCCGTGGTCGTCACCATGGCGGCGCAGCAAGGCATCCCGGGAGCGGCGGGTGTGGGCGTGCCCGCCGGCGGCACGACGGGTCAGGTTCTCGCCAAGGCCAGCAACAACAGTTATGACACGGTCTGGGTGACTGGCGGGGGAGGCGGCGGAGCGTCATGGGGCGGAATCACCGGCACGCTGTCGGCGCAGACCGACCTGCAGAATGCGCTGAATGCGAAAGCAAACCTGAGCGGAGCAGCTTTCACCGGGGCCATCACCGCTACGAATCTTTCAGGCACAAACACCGGCGATCAGACGATCACCCTCACTGGCGAAGTCACCGGATCCGGCACCGGCTCTTTCGCAACGACCGTCAGCAACGCCGCCGTCATCAGCAAGGCCCTCACCGGATTCGTCAGCGGCGCGGGCACGATCACGGCCACCGACACGATCCTGCAGGCCTTCAACAAACTCGACGGCAACGTGGCCGGCAAGGTCTCGAGCTCGCTGCTGGGTCAGGCGAACGGGGTCGCCACGCTCGATGCCACCTCGAAGATCCCGCTATCGCAGATCCCGAGCTCCATCCTCGGCGCGGCGATCTATCAGGGCACGTGGAACGCCACCACCAACAGCCCGTCGCTGGCCTCGGGCGTGGGCACCAAGGGCAATTATTACGTCGTTTCCGTCGCCGGCAGCACGAATCTCGACGGCATCACCGACTGGAATATCGGGGATTGGGCGATCTTCAGCGGCACCGTCTGGCAAAAGGTCGACAACACCGATGCCGTGATCTCGGTGAACGGGTTTGTCGGGGCCGTCACCATCAGCACCATCACCGGCAACGCCGGCACGGCCACCGCCCTGCAGAGCGCGCGTAGCATCAACGGCGTTTCTTTTGATGGCACCGGCAACATCACGATCACGGCTGCACCATCCGGCGCTGCCGGCGGCGAATTGGGAGGCACCTATCCGAATCCTTCGCTAAGCAACGCCGCCGTGATCGGCAAAGTGTTGACGGGCTACACCAGCGGGGCAGGCACCGTTGCCGCCACCGATAGCATCCTACAGGCCATCCAGAAGCTGAACGGCAACGACGGGCTGCTTGCGCCCAAGGCCTCGCCGACCTTCACGGGCAATATCACTACCGCGCTCACCTTGGGCAGCGTTGTCATCATCGGCGCATCGGGCCTGCTGACACAGGATAACGCCAACTTCTTCTATGATGCGACAAACAAGCGCTTGAGCGTCGCCACGAATAACGATCTGACAGGCACCGACGCAGTGAATATTTATGGCGAAGTCGATTTTTACCAGCCTAACAGCGCGATGGGATCGGTCGGCGCGACAAGCGTTTCCGGGCCGAGCATATCGTCCTCCCGCGGCACTGGCCCCTCACCTACCATCAATCTCGACGGCGATCTGCTGGGCGGCACGCAATGGTTTGCCTATAGTGGCGGCACACCGGCCTATAACGCGCATGCTGGAATTTACGGCACCGCGAAGGGCTCGACGGCAGCAAACCTCGGCGGCCAGATTGATTTTTACACCAAGGTGGATAACGGTGCTTTGACGAAAGTGATGACGCTCGCCAATGACGGCGGCGCGATTCATACATCCAGCAGCGCCCTCGCATTTGCCGTCGGGCAAACTGCTGCCGGTGTCAACCCGGCCCTCGCCGTTGATTGCTCGACTGCCTCAAGCATCACCGGTGTCATCATCAAAAGCGCCGCAACCGGCGGGGGCATCACACTCACCGCGACAGGCGGCACAAACGAGAACATCACCGTCAGCAGCAAAGGCACGAGCGGTGTCGCCACCCTTACATCAGGCGGAACCGCAACAGTCACGGGCGGCTCTTTCGCAAACCTGCTGGCGAACGGTTCGGGCGTTTCCGTTTCTTCGTCTACCATCACGCTCGCTTATTCATTCCGCGGATTCAACGCGAACCCATGCATCACCTTCACCGGTAACACCGACAGCAACCTAACGGCATCAACGGAAGCGCCGAGCATTGTGCTTAACGTCGGACAGGTGAAGACGCACAACACCGGCGCAGTCACCTTGCAGCGCGATTTGATTTTTACGCCCAGCACGCATGCCTATGTCGCCGCCAGCGCCGTCACCGAAATGAACGGCATCAACATCGTCGGTGCACCGAAGGCTGGCAATTTCAATACCTCGACGAATATATCGGCGCTAAAGATCAGCACCGCCAGCGTCGTCACCGGCACTGGATCGGCTACAAACTCTTATGCGATCTATGCCGAGGCGATGAGCGGAGCCACCAATAACTATCTCGCCGCGCTCATGGGTGCCGTCGGCATCGGCACGGCCTCGCCGGATGCAAGCGCGCTTCTCGATATCACCAGCACCACCAAGGGCGTGAAGCTGCCGGTGATGACAACGACGCAGAAGAATGCTATTAGCAGCCCAGCAGAAGGCCTGCTTGTGTATGACGTGACGCTGCATAAATTGAGTGTGCGAACAGCGGCGGCTTGGGAAACTGTAACCAGTGTTTAAGGGGATTTTATGAGCAGCAAGGTCGCAGATTACACGGCAGCAGGAAAACTGAAGCCGGATCCGGCCGATGACACGCGCTCGATCTTCACCATCGAGATGAGCATAGACAACGGCCTTATCGAAGAGGGGGCCATCGAGTTAGCGGCTTATGGCAAGGGCTGGGAGGGCACCGAAAGCGCGGCGGATTTTCTTATTGCATGGGCGAAAAAAGATGCTGCCGACACGGCGCTCATGGTCGCTACCGCAAAAGCGCAGCAACAGCTGGATGAGCAAATGCGAAACTCTTTTGCATCGAAACTATAAAGCCGTTATTAGGCCGTGCGCTCGATGACAGCGCCAAGCTTGCCGTCAACAAATCCGTGATTGACGATGAATTTACGCACCGGCTTGCAATTATTTCCGTAGTATGAGGCCGCGGCCGCCATCTTCGCCACGCCCTCCTCGATGAAAACCCGGTCGCCCACGGTCTCCATCACATCAAAGCCATATTTGCTCGATCGCTTTGTTTCGCTGCGCTTCAGGGGCGTGATCTTCTTGAGTGTGGGCTTGGGGGTGCGGGGCAGCGCGATCGGAGCGCTGTCGATGACGCGCAGGGCTTGCGTCAGGGTGCTCATCCAGTTCTCGTGCCGGGTGATGAAGCGGGCGAGGTCGTCATAGCCATTAGCCGCTGATAGGTCCGCCGCCTGCTGTGGGGTTAGCTCCTGCAGGCGGTAAAGCTTGCCCTTTATTGACGCTATTACGTCCATCCGTCCCCCGGCGCTTCGCGATCATGGCTGCAAAAATGTCAACACATTGCTCGCATATTAGCACAGATTTCTCGATTGCGCTCCTGACATAATTGAAGTCCGGGAGGGGGTGCTGCTCATCGGTGCATCCGCAAAATGAGCAACGGGCTTTCATTGCTTGCGCCTGTGAATCCATACGCCGAAGCGCAGGCCGTTTTTATAGCCATCCTCAAAAAACACCGAAGCGATGGCAAATATGAAGCCTACGATTACAGCGGGAAGCGTAATCATCCACAGAAGAACGCACGCTGCATTTTTGAAGCTATCCATGCGCCAGCTCCTTGCGCCTCTCGCGCCGAAACAAGCGGCGGATATTCTTGAAACGCCGATCGGTGACGAGGGCGATCTCTTCCGGCGAAAGTTTTGCTGCAACCTGCTTAGCGTCACCATAGACATGCAAGAAAGACGGGGGAGGCGGTGTTTCATCGAGCGGCAAAAAAATGTTTAGCTGGGCGCGCAGCTTCTCGGTTTCAGCGATGAGCTCGCAGATGCGCTTGAAGTCGGAGGCCTTCAGTTCCTTCAGCGCTTTATTCTGCTCGAGGAGGAAATCCTGCTCCTTGTCTTTCAGCTGCCACACCGACCACGCATGATCTGCGACCGGAAAGGCATAGCGCGCGAGCTCGCCTGATCGCCGGGTAAGGTTGATGCCGCGCCCCCGAGCCCAGCGCTCGAAGTCGTTACGCTGGGGCGTGTTTCCCTCGGGTAGCGGGCACCCGTTGATGCAGTTCTCGTCGTGTTTATGTGTCACTTGCTGGCTTCCTTCCTAATGGTCTGGGGTTCATCACAGTTAAACTGGCAGGTGCCGTAGTCGAGGCTGCTCCAGTCGATCGGGCCGCCCGTGGGCTGACATGCTGAAAGCGACAAAGCCATCGCCGCCAGCGTTGCCAAGATCAGCCTCATTTCGCGCGCTCCTCATCAATCTTCGCCTGAATCTTCTCCTCGCCCCGGCCGAACGGCGCGAGCGACGCTTGGATTTCTTCGTCGGTTTCGTCGGCCGCAATCATTCTCCGCAGGATCTCGAGCTCGTCTTTTTGCCAACGGCCAGTGCGCGGCTCGATCTCTTCCTGCTCTGCGCCGCCATCCGGTGCGGGCTCGTTATGCTGGGCCACCACGAAGTCAGCGGCTGCGATGATCTCTTCCTGACCACCGCCCATGGCAAAGCCCTTGAGCAGCCCTAAATTCCATTCCAGTGATTGTTTCTCGATCGCCATTGCCTTCTCCTGTTGGGTTGAATTATTCCGCGCCGAAGCCGTCCTTGATCAGCTCGTCGATATTGCAGTGGTGAACCTTGAACCGCAACACCCAGACGAAGGGGTTGACATCCCACGCGCCTGATCCGTGCAGTTTATCCCAGAGCGCAGCATAGGCCTTCTGATAAGCTTCGCCGATGAAATAGCGGCTCTGCCCAGCAATCGCTTCATAGGCCTGCTCAGAGCTAATGCCCTCGGCCAGCACATCCTCGTGCGATATCTCCTTCAGCTTTTCACTCTTCACGCCCGTGAGCTCGAGCGTCATGCGGCTCATCCAGCGGGGCATATACATATTCGAGCGAGGCTTGCCCATACCACTGAAGGGTGAATCGCCGTCGGCGGTGTAGTGGATCTTAACGTTCGGGGCGGTCACGCCGCTGGGCGAAACGCTGTCGAGATATGCGGGGAGCTGGTAGTCCTCGCGGACATAAAGAAGCTCGCCCACCTCACCGAAGGGGCAGGTCGCCGCCTTCATCGTGCGTCGCGTTTGCGTTTTTACGCCCTTTTTAAGCGCACGAATCATCTCGGGGGAGAACAGGATAGGCTTGCCCATCGTTTGCATGGCGTTACGTCCTTTCGCGGAAATGGATGGCCGCGACCAGCTTGGGGTTGAAGGTGTAGTGGTGCCGACCGTTGTCGATCGTGACGGTCAGCGCCGGATCTATGGTTTCGAAGGTGCCATCCTGAAAGACAATCAGGGCCTCAAGGTCGGATGCGGGCTTGTTATCGTTGCTCATGGTTTTTCCTGATGATTGCAGATGGTGACCGTCACGCTTGACTGGCCCGGGCCGAGCGAAACGCTGTCAGATGGAAAGCCCTTCCAGTGGCTCTCGAGCGGGCCGCCCTTGCTAGTCATCATATCTAGTATGACATAGGGCTCGAGGAGCTTGCCGAATAAAGCGCTTATGCTCGCCCTGATCAGGCGATTAAATGCGGGCTTCAGTTCACGAATGAGTGCATCGCGTCGCCATGCTTCCATGCGGCGGCGCGCGCGCTTTATCTGTTGCCGACGTTTACGCGGGTTCATATCTTCAGCCCCTTCCCCTTCATAAATTCAGCGATCGTGGCCATGTTCGCGCCGCCATTCCACAGCGTGGCGATCTGATCTGCGTCGCTGCGAGATTGAGCGTAAAGGATCATCACGCGCTGCTCGCCCCGGTAGCAGAAGATGCGCCATGGTTGCTGCTTGCCGCGCTGATCAAACATGCCCGGCAGCACTTCGGCGTTTTGATTGTGCGGCTCATTCATCGCGCAGCCCTCGCCTGCTCGATGGCCGTTTGAAGTTCATCCCAAGCCGCGCGCTCGCCGCCTGCATCCGGGTGCATTGTCTTCACCAGCTCGCGGTATTTGAACTCGATGCTGCCCCGAAGCTCGAACTCTGAAACGCCCAGCACTTTCCACCAAGGGCGAGCAGCTGAAGAGGAAGGAGCAGGCAGCGCGGTGAACCCGCTGAAGGCCTGCTCCACCATGGAGCCGCCACCCCAGCGTTCTAAGCCTCGCAGGGCCTCGATCGTCAGCGTCAGCGCGCGCAGGTTATCCTCGATGCGATCCCAGCGATCGCAGGCGAAACATAGCGGCCGTTTTTTAATGGCGAAATAAATCGCTACACCTTTGATCTGAGGCTGGGATCGGTTAGCGTATGGCGCGCCGTCCTGACGCAGCTGAAGGTTCGTTGAAAGGACGATGTCGGTGGCACCGAGCAAGTTAAGCTCGCGCATCAGCTTTTTGCGCTGCGTGTCAAAGCCCGTTGCCTTGAATGGCGCGCGCTTAGGCCATGCGGTGACGGGGCGGCCGTGGGGCCATTGTAATGGATATGCGGTCGTCATGTTATGCTCCTTCCGCCACGCGCATCAGCAGATCGGCGGCTTCTTTCAGGGTTGCTTTCATCTTCGTCGGCATGGCATCAGCCTCGTTCATCTCGAGCGTGCGCCACTGGCGGCTGCAGTCACAGCATCGGCGGTTGCGGGCGATCGTGCCGTCCTCAACGCCGCCCATGCGTTTATTGTTTCGGCCACCGCGATAGTCGAGGCTTCCGTTGTGGGAATCCTTGACGCATGTGTTGGGTGATCTGCATTCAGGGCAGCGCATGATCTATTTCTCCTTAACAATATGCGGGAGTTTCGAGATGAGATTGCGGGCCGCCTGTGTTGCCAGCTCAGTCGAACTCAACACCATTCCATTACGCATACTTGGTGCCAAAATACGGGAAATCTCCTCCTCGCTGATACGCGGCAGCGAAGTCATGGCAGCCTTGAAGCCTTCCCATTGCTTCTGGTAGCACGCATAACCGCGTTTATTCCTATAATATTTCGGCACACCCAAGGCTTGCTGAAAGGCTGCGTGCATCTGTTCTTCTGTCATGACCTCATCCTTAGTGGGCTTGGGGGTTATCTGAAGCGCTCGGCATGAGCACCGGTGCCGATATATCGCCCGGCTTCGCGCTGGCGATCATCGACATGGCCTGAATGACGAAGGCGCTGACGATCGGGTCCGTCATCATGGCAACGGCGAGCTGAATAAATGATTCGCCGCGCATGCTGGATTTATAGAGCATCACCTCGTGGTCGGTCGGGGCCTTTACCGCAACGAGAACGTCATAGCCCGCGCTTTTCGCCATGATCTCTACGGTCTGGGTGAAGTTCAGCAGCTTCAGCTTTTCTTGCTCGGCTATCGGCATTTCTTCCTCGCTTTTTTGTGTTCGGCATCCATGAATCGCTTGTGCGCGCGATATTCATATTCGTGCGTCGTCACCCACTCGCCGCTCGCTTTGTCATACTGACGCGGGATCCCGAGCGGATCGCTCGTGTCGAACCAGATCGACCCGTCTTTCGGCTTTGTTGGCTGAACTGTTGAGGGTTTCTCCATCTATGCCCCATAATAGGCCGGGCTGCCTTGCGGCGGCAGCGTCTGCTTTTTCTTGATCGGCGGCAGGCCCGTCGCGCGCTGCGCCTCGCATAACTCGATCACGCGCCGGCATTCCGCCACATCGAACAGATCAAGGCTGCATGCGCCGAGCTTTATGCCCATGGTGGCAGCGAGCCATTTATACCCGTGCAGGCGCGCTTCTTTCTTCTTCACGTCGTGCCTGACCATGCTTTGCCATAGCGGATTGAATGCCGCCTGCGCCGCCTTTTTGCATTTACGCAGCTCCGCATTCGCCAAACGGCCGAGCGGGATGAAGCGCGAGGAATTTCTATCGCAGAAGACCCACGCACCGCACGGCTCGCAGACCCACGCCGGACCGTAATTGTGTCCGTCGCAGATCCACGAGCTGTCGAGCGTCAGCACCGACGGTTTTTCGCAGTAAGGGCAATCAGGCGCTGGGTGCTGCTGCTGGGCCATCGCTAGGCTTTCTTCAGATCAGGGTTAGCGTAGTGACCGGCCTGCAGCTGATTCTCGCCCGGTGCTGCCTTCGGTGTTTCGCTGGCGTAGTATGCCTTCACGCCCGGAACGGGGCGGCCGATGTTGTAATAAGCGTTCACGATCGGGCGCAGCTTGTGGTGGTCGACACCGGCGACCTCCGGGAAGGTGTCAAGGACCGCCTTTTCGTCGGTCACTTCGATCGTCAGCATCTTGCGTACGATCTTCTTCTGGGGTTTTTCACTCATTAAAATCTCCGTGGTTTCGTGGTTGATAGAGGTGGGCTTGTAGGCCGTGAGCAGCTGCTTCACGCGGTAGTAAAATTGTTTCAGGCGCTGCAGCATTATTCCGGGACGAAGCCGTTATCCTCGGCCCATGAACGCAGGGTTTTATTATCAAATACATCTTCTGGGTCGTTGCTTCTGGCCCATTCAATGAGATCCTTCTCCGCGAAGATGTCATCGGGCTGCTGCCTTCTGGCCCATTCTTTCAGCTTTTCCTCATCAAAAATATCCTCGGGATCGCAGTTATCCGTAATAGCCTCGATGACAGCCTCGCTGATCTTGCTGTCCTGATTTGTGGTGGTCGCCATATTTACATCCTTCTGTTGGTGGTTAAAATTACATGCCAAAGGGCAGCTCCCCCGAGCGGGGGCGCTGGTAGTAATTCGCATCGAGGATGTGCGCCGGCAGCTTCTTCACCGGGCGCTCCTCTACGTTGCCCAGCTTCACCAGCTGGTCGATCTTTTCATTCAGCAGCTGGTCGAAGCCGGTGAGGGCGGCCGCGAGCTTCTCGATGAATTTCTCGTCGCGCTCAACGCGGATCCGCGCGCTGGGCATCTCGGGGTAGTACGAGAACCAGTCGACCCACGCCGCGCCGCTGATCAGCATCTGGCCCTGCACCTGCGGGATATATTTCGGATTCATCTTCTGCATGAGCAGAAACTCGATATGGACCGCCGGGTTCTCGGGGCACTTGATCTCGGCGAGCCCGACCATCTTCTCGCCATCATAGACGCGCGCATCGGGTGACGCGCCCTGCGTGATCGCATCGTTCGTGAAGAAGCCGCCGTGCAGCACGTCGAGGCCGGTTTCAAAGCGATACAGCGCGATCGCTTCTTCTTCATACTGCTCGCCCCATTGCATGGCGTAGGTATTGAACTCGCGATCGATCGAGCGGCCTAGGATGAGCTCCGCCAGCAGGTGATTCGCGTAGCCATCTGCTTGTGCAGATTCCGCCCCCGACTTCGTGATGATCTTTTCGAAGTTCGAGGTGGTGGCTACTCCTGCGCGAGCGTGGAACCAGTCAGCGCTGCGGTGCTGTATATCGAACCAATTCATTTCGCGGCCGCCTTTCTTTTCAGCGCCATGTAAGCTTTTGGGTAGTCCTTCATGGGGATGTTCTCGACGCAATCGACCGCCATATATTCAAGGAATTTTTTAGTGTCGCCGCCCGTTTCGCGTAGCGCATCCTTGATCTCTTTCGCCTGACTGTCATCGATCTTGATGTGCTTCAGCAGGCCATCGTCATCCTCGCCCTCGGCCACGATGTTGAGCAGGCTGCAGACGTTGTGGCGCTTGCCGAAGGAAGCGGTGGAAGCGGCCGCCTGCAGTGCCGATTTCAGGGCATTCGTCTGATCATAGGGCAGCGGGATGGATACCGAATCTTGATGGCCGCTGCGGTGCTTCAAGATGGAGGTGATCACCATCTTGCCGTCCTGATCCTTGCGATCGTGCTGAAGCGAGAAGCCATACTTTTGAAGCAGCGGCCGGATCACTGTGTCGATATCCTCGTATTTCATATAACGCGAGGTCACGTCGCCATTCTTGTTTTTGATCTCGCCCCGGGCCGTGATGCGCGGCATTTCCTGCTGCAAATCGGCCAGCGCTTGATCGTATTTTATTTTAGCGTCGCGCTCCATCATCGTGATCTGAATGTTGAGCAGCTTCTCGATGCGATCGGGATCCACGCTGGGGTCGGCCGCCAGCTCCGCGATGCGCGCGATCATGGCGCGTTCGGTGGTGGCCTCGGCCTGCGTGGTGAGCGCCGTTTGCTGGCTTTCTTGTGTGACGATATCGTTCATAAAATTCCTTTTGGGGTTGAATTAAAATGTGCGGCCAAACTTCTCGATCTGGATCTTCTTAGTGATCTCATCGAGGTTTTTTTCGTAGGGCGCTTTCGATGCCAGCACCGCAGATCGCAGATCGGCGCGCAATATCTCGGCGCGTTTCTGCAGCAGAATCCATTTCGGATCGCGCCGCTCTTCTCTCTGAAGGGCATCCAGCTCCTCGATGAGTTCCTCCAGCGCCTTTAGGGCTCTTTTCTCCGGGACCGCTAAATCCTTAATTCGCGTTTCGGCGATTTCGCGATCCATCTCTAGGTCTTCAAGTGATTCGCGGGCCATGGTTAAATCCTTTTCTCGATGGAGGTGATGATGCGTTGAGCGTGGCGGATGAGCGCGGTGATCGCCCACACCCGGCCCAGCTCGTCGGTGAAGCCGCGCTTGCTGAAGTCGCGCTCGAGCGACACGGCGTAAAGCGCACGCAGGGCGGCGAAAACATTGTTCCACGCCAGCTCGTAACGCGCCTCGGCCGACAGATCAGGCGGCGGTGCGGGCGGATTTGATGTGTCGACCATAACAATCTCCCGGCTTTTAATGCTGATGACGTTGCTCATTTTTTCCTCGTGACGATGTTCACCATCTGCCCGAGATACCAGATCAGCACGCAGGGCAGGATGACGGGCAGGAAGGGGATGAGCACAATGGCCCAGAAAAAGCCCTTGAAGAAGGTCGGCGCTACGTCCGGGCCTATCTCATTGCGGGGGTCGATGTTGCGGCGGGAGCGGCTCATTTCGCCCCCTGCTGCGCGGCATAAACCGCGCGATAGACGTTCACCTCGTGGATGGCAATCGCTGCCATGATCAGCATGCAGATCAGGTGGGGGATGCCGGCGTTGTAAATGGTCTTCAGCTTCATGTTCTTCTCCTGTTGTGTCGCTGGCTAGGTCGACCGGGGGGATCTTCCTAGCCAGCTTCTCATTCAACCAAGCAGCTCGCGATCGCGGGCCTCCGCAACGCGATGCTCATCGCGCAGGCGGAAAAGCTCGCTTAGCAGCTCCATGTGGTTGAGTGGTTCGTCGGCATACGCATCGAAGAGCTGGTGAAACTGCTCGAGGCGGTGCTTCGTGATGCCGTGGCGGCGCTGCTCGCCCTTGAGGGCTTCGGTCTGCTGGTGGGCATAAGCGGCCGTTTTAGAGCCGTCCTCTATCGCTTGCAGGGCCATCCTGCGATAGCGCGATAAATCGCTTTCAGGGCGCGGCGGAAATTGAATATCCAGATCACGCTTCAAGCGATCATACCACGCTTCGTCGCCAAACTCTTTTTTGTGCTCAGGGCGCATCTATGCCTCCCCGCGTGCTTTGCGAAGGGCGGCTTTAAGTTCATCAGGATAGAGGCGTGTGCCTTTTTCTGCGAAAGACAAAGCCTGTTCTACAGCCCGCACCAAATCCTCATGCGTATTGCAGGCGCGGACGATTTCATCCGCATGGTGCTTCATAATTCCGCGAGCAATAGGAGTTTCAAGTGGATTTCCGCCCAACTCGTTCACCGTGCGCTTATATAGCGTGCCGGTAAGCATTCCCCCTTCTGCAACGAAATAATAGTGAGGGATCGGCGTGTGTTTCGTTTCCTGTGTCATGTTACGCCCCAATAATGCGAGTGATTTCTTGCGGGCGGCAGGCTACGCGACATGAATCTTTCATGCCCATGTAACGGTCAACGCTGATGATTGCGAGGCCGTCTTTCTCGCCGACATAAACGCCGCGCATGCCCATTTTCGCTTTGGCATGATAGAAATTTACGCGCTGTCCAACTGTGGGGGTGAGTGCGGCAGCAGGTTTTGCTGGTGCCTTAAACTCAATAACGTGTGCCATAATCTTTCTCCTTGGCAAAAGGCGGTTTATAAAACGTCGGCTTGATCACCAACGAGGCCGACCATAAAGATGGGCTTTATAGTCGTCAAGCATAAAATCGTAAATCTGGCTTTATTGTTTTTTCTTGCGTATTTTTGCCACGTGTGTTTACGATGCGCCTCCCTGACCGGAGAATTCTAATGAAGCTAAAAAAATGGTTTAAGCGGCAAAAAGACCTAGGAAAGCCTGTATCTAAGGCCGAATTCGCGCGCAGCTGCGGAGTAAGCGCCCCGACAGTGTTTAACTGGCTTAAAGGCGGCATTCCCGACAAGGACACGATGCCGCTGATCAAGAAAGCCACTGAAGGTGAAGTGACCCCCAACGATTTCTATTAACCACAACCCCCAAGGAGTAGCCCATGCGTAGTGAAGCAGCCCAACAAGTCGACAAGAACGTCGAGCAGATCCTGAAGAACCAGAAAGCAGGAAAACTCGTTAATCGCGGAAAAGATGAAGAGCAGCTCGATCAGCTGCCAAACGGCAAAGCAACCGTTGTCTTCACCAAGGACCAGCTGGTGAAATTCAAGCAGCAGATCGAAAGCGCGATCGAGCGCAAAAACCGCTCGAAAGAGGTCTATGACAAGGACAAGGGCGCGGTCGCCACGGCCTATGCAAACGCGGCGAAGGCCGGCGTGCCGAAAGACGAGCTGAAATTCATCATCGAGAAGCACTCGAAATACGACGAGGACTTCAAGCAGGGCGTGGGTGCGCTGGAAGAAATGCTCGGCCTCGAGCCTACCTTCCATTTCGTCGAGCCGGAGGGCCACGACGCGCTCAAGCATTAATTGATCAGTAACACACCAACCCGCTCGGTCGCCCGGCAAGCAAACCACATAACAAAAACAGGAGTTCAATATGCCTACAGATCAGCACCTGCCCCACAACCAGCGCGTGGCGGTGGGCGAATATAATCCGGTGGCCGATGCGAACGGCGTGCTGCCGGGCGATGATCGCGTGAAGGGCCGCGTCTGCGGCTATCAGGACACGGGCCTGTCGCCGCTTTCTTACCTTGTCATGAAAGAGAGCGACGGCACCTGCGAATGGTTTCTCGGTGAGCAGCTGGAGACCATCGAGGAGCCGGCAGCGGATCCGGTCGAAGGCGCGCCCGCATAAAATTGCCGATTACATCCCGGCAATGAGCCGGGGCAGCGGTTCCAAGGCAGACGCTGCCCCGGTTTCTTCACCACTCACCCCGAAAAGGAAATCCCCATGCAAGTCAATCTGAACAAAGCCCTCACCGGTGCCGATGAAAAACCCATCCTCGAGGATGGCAAGGAGCTGATCCTGACCGATATCGTCGTGAAGGTGCTCGAGGCCAATTATCCCGGCGATGAGCAGGTGGGCTTCATGAAGAAGCTCGACCGCGCCAAGCTTGCCCGCAAAATCCGCAAGGCCGAAGGCGTGCTGGATCTTCGCAGCGACGAGATCACGCTGATCAAGGATCTGGCCGGCCGCTCGGCATCCGCCCATGCGTGCCTTTGCCTCGAGGAGCTGCTCGAGCCACCCGCCGAAACCGCGAAAGACACGAAAAAAAAGGACTAGCCGTCCTCACTGAAACCGCCACAACATCAGGAATTGCACATGGAACACGCCGATTATCACCCAGCGCCACGCCATCAGGCCACCGCGCGCACCGACCTGCCGGCGCAACGCATGCGCCTCACCCACCGCAACAAGCTGAAGATCGCCCGCCGGCAGCGCATGAAAGAGGAGCTGGTGCGCTATATCGGCCTTAACCCCGGCGTGGTGCCGCCGGAGGTCGCCGAGGCCTTCCTGCGCCATGGCAAGAAGCTGACCGATCTCTATGTCATGATGGACGCGAAAAACCAATACACCCGCGTCGAGCTCATCCCGGAGCACATCAAGCGCCAAGGCCGCGCGCTCTTCCGCAATTACCTGAACGCCGTTCTCGAGCGTCGTCGCCTGCGTAAAGCAAAGGCCACGCGCGCAAGCCAGAAGTCCGCCCGCAAGATCAACCGCCGGGCGATTGCATGAGCACGCTGGCAATGATGGAGGAGATCGTCGGGATCCACGAGCGGGCGATCCACGCGGGAATCATCAAAAAGCTCGTGCAGGTCGGTCGCATCCTGCCGGGTGAGCAGGTCGCGGATGTTCGCATTGATCTGGTGGTTCCGAATGCGCCGGCACAATTTCTCGAGCAAGCCGTCTACACCTTCCCGGATTACGGAGCTCGCGCATGAAGACGCTTTATAACATTTCCGATCGCCACCTACGCATGCTTCATTATCGTCTTAGGCTGCGCAAGCGCCAACAGGGCTTTCTACACGCAAACGATGTTAAGATTCTTAACCGGATTGTAGGCGAAATCGAGCGCCGGGCGTGGGTGAAGAAATTTTACGCGGGGCTCGTTCGATGATTGACGATGACGGAATCAAGCGCGATAAGCGGCCAAACGCTTCGCAAATCTTCATGGAAACGCTGCAGCGCGGCCTCGACAAGATCATGCGCTATTCCGAGATCGCCGCCATGGCCGGACAGCCGATCGCGTTTCATTACAGCGAGCACAAAAGCTGCCGGGGCATTCAACTGATTACCATGACAAGGAGCGAGCCATGACGTGCAAAACCGTGACCATCGAAAAAACGAAAATGATCATCTGCAGCCGGGGCCATAGACCTATTCGCTGTAAATGTGGCAAGCCGGGAAATCTTTTGTGTGACTACCCCATCACCGGCGGCGAGCAGGGCCGCACCTGCGACAAGGGAATTTGCGAAACGCATACCACAAAAATCGGCGACCTAGATTATTGCCCAGTCCACGCTAAAATGGCGGCCGCGGAAAAATGAGCGGCCGCATCCACCATCGCAAAGGCGCGCACTGGACGATGCAGCGCACCGTTGTGCCCAAGGAAGAGCGCACGAGCCCCGATGGCATCCTACACCGCACCAAGGCCGAATGCACCCGCTGGAACCGCTTAAAATGGCTGGAGGCGCAGGGCCTGATCATCGACCTTCACCGCGAAATCCGGCTGCCCCTGCAGAGCCCGGATGGCAAGATCGTCATCCGCGGCATCGAAAGCGGCCGCGTGCTCACCTATACCCCCGATTTTATCTACATGCGCCGTCTTGACGATTCTTCGGACTGGACTCGTATTTATGAAGATATTAAAGGGTTTATGACAGATACCCAGAAGCTGCGCCTTGCCGTTTTCGAGGCGCTTTATGGGGTAAAAGTATTTGTGAACAAGGTATAAGCCTATGTTCACATCCGAAGCATCTGCGCCCGTTTCCTCGGGGGCAAGCTGCTGCTGGGGATAGGTTAGCTGCCGATAAGCGTGTCTCGTGTCACGTTTCCCCAGCATAAAAACACACGAACAACCCGCCGGCAACGGCACACGAGGGGAGTGAATTATGGCCGACCATTATTACAGAAGAAACGCCGATCGCGCACTGGTGGGGATGATGCCCCTGACGCTCGAGGAGCGGGGCGCTTATGGCACCATCATTGATCTGATTTACAGCCGCACAAACCGCCTTGTCGATGACGACGCGGATCTCTGCTCATACCTGCGATGCGATATCCGCGTCTGGCGGCGAATCAAGGCCCGGCTTTTGGAGCTCGGAAAGATCCACATCGAGGACGGTTTTATCCGCAACCGACACGCGACCGAAGAGATCAACTCGCGCAAAAAGGGTGGCCGAACCGGGCAACTTCCGCTGGACTTAGGCGACACTTCCGCCGAACTTCCGGCAAACTTAGGCCGAACTTATGGCCCTACCTGCACCCCTAAGTCGGAACCACAATTAAGTAAAAACAAAGACATGGGCGGCGCGGCCTCGCACGCGCGCGCAAACAGCAAAGCATATAGTAATAAGAATATTAAACCCCTTACCCCTTTGGAGCGCCCACCGAACGATGATTTAATGAATTATGAAAAATTGGTGTTGTTTGCTTGCTGGTTGCTAGGGCGTTCAAGCCTAGCCGCATCTGAGCAGCAGATCCTCACCGAATGGCTCGAAGCGGGCTATGATCTCAACGCCAGAGCCGGCGATCTTGAACGATCGATGACGCGATATCGAGAACTGAACCATGGCGAACGGCCGAAGACCCTCAGCTATTTCACGCCGATGATGGCCCAAAAGCACCGGAGGTCGTCATGATCACCCTCGATCGCACCGAAGACGGGCTTCACGTCATCGCCTGTTGCCTCGTCATCACGGCCTTCGGCAAACCGGTGATTCTCGTCGCCAAGCACCGCCTATCGCTGAACGCAAAGCAGGCCGGCGAGGAGATGAGATCATTCCAGCAGATCGCCGCGAGGTCGCTTGAGAACGCCGGGTTGCTACAGGGCATCCCACGAGAGCGGACGAGGCGCTACATGGCGCTCAATCACGAAAGCCCCAAGCGCACGAAGCCCGCATGATCTGGGTATGACGCTCAAAACTTGCATAAACCAGCGTTCAAAGTTATGGTTAATTCAGCACTTGGGGAATCTTTATGGTGATGGGTCGGGGGATCGAATGGGCAGGCAGGACCGTCAAGGTTGCTGATTTAAGGCCCTATGAAGCGAATCCTCGAACAATTGGGGCCGAGGCCTATAACCGCCTCAAGAAAAGCATCACAGAAGACGGCTATCATCAGCGGATCATCTGCACGCAGGATCTGCGCGTCATGGGGGGGCACCAGCGCATCAAGGCCCTGACCGAGCTGGGCATCGAGGAGATCGAGGTGCTCACCCCTGATCGCGAGATCACCGACGAGCAGTTCAAGCGCATCCTCATTCGCGACAACATCGAGGCCGGTGAATGGGATCTCGAAGCGCTGGGCGGCCTGATGTCGGTCGGCGAGCTGGTTGAGCTCGGCGTGCAGGAGGATCTCTTCCCGAAAGTCGAAAAGAAGGGCCTTGTCGATGAAGATGAAGCGCCAGAGTCCCCAGCGAATCCAGTAAGCTCACCGGGTGATGTGTGGTTGTGCGGAGCTCACCGGGTGATGTGTGGTAACTCAACATCTGCTGAACAGCTCGG